ATAATCCGAAATAATTTACAATAAAAATATACGGGGGAGTAATGGATGATAGGAAATTTCAGTCAAAATTATCCACATTCTTAGGTTTTGTGAAATATGTTAGAGATCCAGATTATCACGGGAGGGTTATTATTGCCAGAGAAAATGGTGTCGCAATAAAGAGAGAAAATTGCAGTAATGAAAATCTGAAACGTGTAGGCGATGCTGTTGGGAAATTGAGGAAATTGGAAAGAACAAATCCATCTCCACAAGTCCGTGTAAAGATATTAGTGTACACCACACACCAAGCCCAGTTCGTCGGTCAATGTCTTCTAGACAGAATATGGGCTAAACATGAAGCGATGGAAGAATTCGCTCAAAAAAATTACTCCTGGGACACTCTTACCACACAAACTCATAAGAATTTCGTGTCTTCAATGATACGTCATGAAAATGTCATTATGACGAATCTAAACGTTTTAGCCGGAGTATTGAAATTGAGAAACAACACCGATGCATTGTATGTGCTGCAAAATATTAGAAAGATGGTACTGGTCAAAGGGTTTTCTTCTTCGATCTATAAAAATCAGAGGGAAGAGCTTCCACTCATATGGCCTCGTGTGAAGAGACATTACAAACATTTGATTAAATCACATAAATGGAGGACGCTTATTACATCACTGAGAAATGCACAAGCAAATGTAGGAAGACCAAACTCTTTCGAGATGCTCCAACATAGAACACGCATGCAAGAACTACTGAAGAGGTCGACAGATGGTATTTGAATACCACCATCTTTCGTATCGACAAACTGCCGTCGCGATCATGTATGTTAGTATCTGTGAGTATCTTTTTTAAACACGGCAACGCAGTTTTCACACGTGAGTATCTTTTATTTTTTTTTTTTTTTTTTTTTTTTTTTTTGAAATTAGTTTCTTACGAAATTTTTATTCTGGTCTTATTCATTTGATATACACTTATTAAGATATTTTATACACATATCGTCATGTACAGTGATTTAATAACTTATGTGTTTTATATCCTACATTATAACAATGCCTCGCACAATCGGAATCACATTTTGCACATCTCAGTACGAGGGTTCCGCTGCGGCTTTGAGACACTCCGCTCTAACATCCGGAGGTTTCGATGAATTCAGAACTTTTGGGCCCCAGGATGTCACATGGCTTCAAGACACACACCCTGAGCACTTCGAGAATTCTCGAGGATTTGGTTTCTGGTGTTGGAAAGCGTTCCTTCTGAAGTCTGTACTTGGGCAACTTCCGGAAAACGATGTCGTGGTCTATGTAGATTCGACGATGATGTTCGAACGTTCTATTAAGCCATATGCGAACGCGGTTTCAAACGGAAATCCCATCTTGGTATGTCGTCTGGGTAACTGGAGTAATAATGATTATAGGAATCGTTTATGGACAAAGAAGTCTGTGTTCAATGCGATGAGGGCCGGGCCTATTGCATCCGAAGAAATTCAGCTCAACGCAGCTTTTCAAGTTTACAAGAACTGTCCCGAATCCCGTGCTTTCGTTGATACATACCTCCATTACTCTCTACAGCTCGACATAATCAACGATGATGGAAAGGATTCGTCCATCGTAGACACCCGTCATGACCAGAGCATCCTCAGTATCTTGGTATCGGAGAACCCTCTCGTTACTGTGTCTCGGGACGTTACCCAGTGGGGTCGTGAGGATCCTCCCGCGTCCGTCAAGCAACCTACTGGAGGTGTCGTAGAAATAGATGCCGTTGACGAAAACGGAATTATGCACAATCTTGTCAACCACCATCGCCGGATTCTTAAAATCCCAAAGATCGTCGTAATCACGCCTACACTGGGAGGTGCTTTTCTAGACAAGTGTATTGAGAGCGTTCAACAATCTTCGCTTCCCAATATTGAGCACTGGGTCGTCGTGGACGGGAAGGAACACGAATCCAAAGTAAACACGATCCTCGCCAAGTACGAGCATCGCCACCCTATCGTGAAATTTACCCTGCCCCAAAACGTGGGTGCTGGTGGTTGGAATGGACATAAAGTATTCGGCTCCGTGCCTTGGCTCGTCAACGCAGACTATATTTCTTATCTGGACGATGACAATGTCGTGACCCCAACTCATTATAGCGACCTTCTGCGGGGCATCATCAAGAACCCCGAGAACAAGTGGGCGTATTGCCTTCGGTATCTGATCGACAAGGATGGCAACACCATCGGGAAGGACAATTGTGAATCTCTCGGAGGTATTTCTCATACTGTTGCAGGTCGCGGGGATTACCTCATCGACACTTCATGTTACCTCATCGAGCGGGATCTCGCGATTACTCTCGCACCGACGTGGAACGCCAAATTCCGCGATGACAGGGGTCGTCCCGAGCCCGACAGGGAGCTATGCAAGAACCTGTTGATGTCGGCACCCCACGCCGTGATTCGCAAGCACTCTCTCGGGTATCGCATCGGATCCACTGGTTTGTCCGTGTCTGGCAATTTCTTCGAGCGCGGAAACCAAGTGTTTGGCTACGACTTCGATAAGTTCGATGACATTTACATTTTCCACTTTTCGCAGAAAGCCACCGACGACTTTATGATCGCACGCCATAAATACCACGAAAGAAGTTATGCTCTGGATGAGTGGCAGATGACACTTCTTCGAGGTCTGGACGGCATGAATGGTGGTAAATTCAATCTTATCAACGGATTCACGAATTTCCCGAACATCCCCCACGGAGCCACCGTGCTCGTGAGCCTATGCAACCCCGGTGAAATTCCTCTAGACTTTCTGGCACAGAGACCCGATCTTCACAAAATTGTATACACTCTGGAATCTCCCAATATCAGGCACAACGGCCAGTGGAACGCGCAATGGCTGACAACTCATTTTGACGTGTTGATGACTTATTTCAAACCGCTTCTAAATAGTCGAAATGATGTTGTGTTCACGGCCCATAATTGTCATCACGGAGACCTGGATGATCCTCTCGATCGTGCGGTGCTTCTTCGCGAAAACGCAGGAACTGGTAGGTCAGTGTGCATCGTACTAGAACGTCGCCCCGAGCTCATGGGAAAGCAAGAATACGCGGTGAATGGCGTCCATCTAAAGTGCTTGGACTATCTACGCGAGGATCTAGTCCGAGGTCTAGATGATGTCACCGCGTTTGGGATTAATTGGGCGGAGATCGCGGATGGCAAACACATTAAAACGTTCCAAAACGTTCATCGGTCCAAAGACCCGAAATCAGCTGTCGAGCACAAGATGAACTTCACTTTTGATCTAGTGGTGGAGAACTGCGATGCGGATTGGTATACTTCTGAAAAATTCTATGATAGTCTTTCGGCCGGATGCATCCCGCTTTACTATGGCAACGTGTATGACAAGCTGAAGGAGCTCATTCCCGAAGGTCATGATGGTGCGTATTTCGATCTCAAGAAACGTGGGATCGAGACAGGCGAACAACTCCAGAAACTGATTGACTCTATCAGCGACGAACAACTGGTGCAGATGAGAAAGAACGTGGTAATGTATCGCGAAGCCGTTCTCAAGTCTGTAGGAACAAAGGCCTTTGCGGAGAGTGTGGAAAAAGCTATTGTGCTGGCCAAAGAACTGAAAAACAAGGTCGAACTTGTATAATTTGGTGATTTATCAATACAAAGATATCATATGTCATATTTTTTCTCACAGAAATCCATTTGTTTTGTTTTCATTTGTGATTTTATCTAATGCTTTCTCGGTGTGACTTTCTATTTTCTGATGGCGAAATTTTACATCGTCAGGCACTCCTTGGTGGTAACCACGAGGATTGGTCACACGCAATTTAGCAGCATCCTGTAAAGATATCTTCGTTCTCTTTTCACCACGTTCAGTTTCTAAAAAATCAGTTACACCATTCGCAGGAGGTTGTAAACACAACGCATCCACGGCTTCGTGTGTGTATGTTTGTATCGCTTTTTTCTTCCCCATTATACGTTCGGTGCCATCGGGAAGTTTTTCTATTATTTTCTTGTCTCTTTCTACCAAAGCACCGGGAAGTTTCTTAGCGTCTCGCGTGAACATCAACATCTTACCAGGCATCGTTGCGATCTGTTCTGGCGCTCTGTATCCCAGATGATCAAGTTCTCGTAAATATTCCACAAAGTCTTCTTTGGTCGTCCTCTCTGGAAGTGTCAGATTTATGTTCACGGTGTGTGTGCTGTTGTCGATACGAGAGCTGTTATCGGTGTTGGTTGTGGTATAGTTTGTCGTATTCCCCACAAGAGGGGCGTTGCCAAGTGCTGCCAAGTGGTCTTCTTTTAAAACGAACTCTTTAATCTCATCTTTCATGAGATGCCCACACGCGACTTTTTTGTGTCTGCTGGCGTTTCCAGGGTGTGTTGATTTGAAACCACAACCACAAGAATATATACGAAATTTATGCGTTTCTATATTCATCTTTTATAGATATTGACTAAAATATTAAATTAATAATATATGTACATGATGGGTACACACTTTTTGGGTACACACTTTATTTTTTTTATTCTTTTTTTCTAAATACATTTCTTTGAAAATTTTTATATACTATAAACGTTTCGTCTGGTATTTATTTCAAACTACTGGTATTTATATTTATTTTACATATAAAGATGTATCTTTAAGGATGTATCCTTATTTTTTTTTATTCTTTTTTTCTAAATACATTTCTTTGAAAATTTTTACATGTATGTAAATGTTCAGTCTGGTATTTATTTCAAACTACTGGTATTTATATTTATTTTACATATAAAGATGTATCTTTAAGGATGTATCCTTATTTTTTTTTATTCTTTTTTTCTAAATACATTTCTTTGAAAATTTTTACATGTATGTAAATGTTCAGTCTGGTCATTAATCACATGGTTCAAAAAAATAATAAATATACGTTCCAACTCGGGTAGGCGGGGAACGCTATTTGAGATGCTATACCGTGAGGGAACTTTCACGAATCCAAGGATTTCCCGACGATTTTGAGTTTGAGGGAACGGCGGCGAGTGTCATACGGCAGATAGGAAACGCCGTTCCACCCACGTTCGTGTCGCGATTCGTAGAAAAATTACTCGAAAATCGGTAGATTCATGATTATGTTCTTTGTGAGACGCCCGGAACCACATACTTTTTTGAGATAATATGCCGTCCTGCTATCGCACAGAGATGCGTACACTTTATCAACGTCGGCGCCAAATATCCCAACGAGACAAATGTCGAACAGGAAAGACTCCGCCTCGAACATGGACGTTTTCAAGATATATTCCGACCCCATCACCACGCCGTTACTCCTGAGTAGTAAAATACATTTTCCACTGTGTGTTTTGATTTGTTTGTTAATGAACAGCCTGTCTTTATCAAAAGACACTCCCCCCTGGGAAAGGTCTTTCTTAAGAACGAACGGTGTATGCGACGGGTCTCTTGAAAATGAATCCTGGAGCGTTTTTGTCATCATCCCGTATTTCACGAAAACATCAACATCCTTCAGTTTCTTCACTCCCTCGGACATCGTGGTTAACTCTTGAGCATCTTCTGTAATAAACCCACCAAAGCTGTACTTTGTGTTATCTCCCGGCGTATTTTGGATTACGAGGATGCTTACTCCAGCCTTTGTATCTTTGAATGTATGTTCGCGAATGGTTTCGAAGTGTATAATCTTCTTGGTAAGTATAAGATCGCGAACCGGCTGTGAGAAATGACCATTCATTATGGTAGACGGTAGTACCATTGCAAGAACACCATTCTCGTTCAGGTGTTGAGTAATGCATTTGTATAGAATTTCGATATACAGGTTAGATCTTCCCACCGACGCCTCTTTGAACACGGGTTTCATTTGAACAAACGGAGGGTTTCCTATAATGAGGTCAAACTTCCCTCCGTCAAAAGTCAAGAAGTTCTGGTTATGGATAACAGACCGCGGGGCATTCCCCTTTGCAACGCCAGATAGAGTCTCGTCTAGTTCCACTCCCTCGAGACTGGCTTCCGGAAACATCATCTCACAGTCTGCCAAGAATTCCCCCGAACCACACGTCGGTTCTAGCACGCTTTTTGGGGATATGTCGATATACCGTAAGATAATGTCTCTGAGTGGTTTTGGTGTAAAAAATATTCCATTTTTAGCCCTGTGTTTCATGTCCAGCTGTTTCTGTACCAGGAGAGATGACTCAAGAAAATCCATTACGAGTAGCTGGTATTTTAAATTTCAATGTTTTACGACTACTTAGAACTACTGAAATGCCAGT